TTGGTTGAGTAAGAACGTTAGACCACTAACCCTTGCAACCGTTATGATATTCCTTGTACTTATGACCTTCTTTGAAGGCTTTGGTATTAGTAGTGTTAACGAAAGATGGATTGGGTTATGGGAGCTGGTAAGCGTAACAGTGATAGGCGGTTACTTCGCAGTAAGAACCGTGGACAAGAGAACAAAAATAAAGTAAGTTGGTGCGAATATGAACCAATAGAATGTACCTGTAACGGTACTTGTAATAAGAAGGGGGGACGTTAATCGTTCCCCTTTTCTTTTTGGGACTCTTTGTATCCCTTCTCATATTCAACGTGCATCTCAAGAATATAAATTCTATCCTCTATTTCGTTGATTACAACAATCTTTTTATCAAGCCTTTCGTGTACGGTATGTAGCTCCATCTTTAGAGATGAGAACTCTGCATAGATACCACCCGCTGCAAACACTGCCGCAACAAGCCATATCAACATAGACCAATTTTCTTTTATAAAGGATTTACTTTCTTCCGCCATTGCGCTTATTCATAAAGTACCACTTCTGTGCGGTGTAACCTATGGATGCTAAAAGCAATAATATCTTGAGGGTGTTCTCCAAGTTGGAGAATGACAGTGCCATTGTAGACGAATTGATTAGAAGTACTTTGATATCTGTAGTGTCCATTACGGGTTGTAGCTTACTCCTCCGTCTTCGCAGGACTTATATATGATACCATCTTGAGGGTAGAACACATCACCTTGGTAGGTATCCTCTTCATCAAATAAGTCATTGTCGCAACCATCGGCAGTAGCGATTGCTTTAATTGCCGCATTGTCAAGGATATAGTTAGTGATACGTTTGTTGATATAAGATAGTTTACTATCAACAGTAGTAGATATGGTGTCAAGGATGTATTGGTCTTGCTTCTGCTCCTCCGCTTTGGTTGTTGCAGTTGCAGTGCGTAATATAGAAATAGCTGCTTTCGCAGAGTACATAGCCAAGGTATACTTTACCAGCTTAAACAAACCTTGCTCGGATACATTTAATGATTGTGCTAATACTTTAGCCTCAATATCTTCATAGAGACAAGTACCTAATAAGTCTTGTATTGATGTGTACTGCTCCAATTGGATTAATGCCAATAAAGCACCTCTGTCCATACGCTTCGGTAAAGGGAAGTTTTGGTACAGGTAGTTATCGTCTATGAATATTACGTCAACCATTATTATACGTCTTCAGTGTTAGCACCTTTAATACTCTCCAAGTTGATTGGTTCCTCAACAACAGATAGATTCATTTGGTCATAACCTACAGTAGCAAAGATTCTGTTTACAGAGTCTAAAAGAATTTCTCTATTAGGTAGCGTTTCAGTCGCTCTAAATATTTGGTAAGCCGTAACAAGTTCGTTACCTGTGCCTCCCAATTTACCACTAACCATAACACCAAATAGAGTAGGAGAAGTAACGTTGTGGGCTGTAAGTATTTTGGCATCATTAAGTTTTGATAGAACGTCTACTGTTTTGTCTAAATTGGAAACGTCTAATGGCTCAAACTTCGGAGCATCCTCCTCTTTCTTCACCCAAGAGACAATAAAGTTATCTGCGTCAGCTCCTGTAAAGGACTCCTTGAATTTGTTGTACTCCTCACGCTTCTGCTCTGCACTCATATTTCTACCAATGAAGGTAGCCAATACTCTTGGCGTGAAGCCGTTCTCGGCAGAGTTCTTAATGTGCTTACCAAAGCTGAAGTCAGACTCAATATAATGGAACGCAGAGATGTAGCTGGGTACACCATAATATGGGTTACCACTATAAGGGTTACCTACATAAAGGACCGCTTCAGTACCACTCTTATCAAACTTATTAAATGCCTTAATCTTACGAGGCTCATTGTGCTGTACAGAATTAGAGCCATAGCCGAAACTTCTACGGACGATGTAGTGTGTTACCTCACCTTTATCATTTGGCTCCGCTACACGCACTCCTTTAGGGTCTAAAGACTTAAATTCAAGTATCTTTGTACGCCCCTTATTCCAACGCACATAAAATGCTAATGCACCCTTATGCTCATATTGGAATGATGCGTGAGTTAGTACCTCGTACAATCCTTTGTTGTTACCACCACAGTGGTTAACGAAAGCCTTTAGCTCTGCTTTAGCCTTGTTGGTTTTAGCAAAGTCATCAGTGTAGTCAATGTCGTTACCAACTACCATCTTTGCCTTCTTGGTTAAGATACCACTATGCACAGGAGATTGGCGTAACATCTTCTCAAGAATAACTGGGAAGTCATCGTTAACACCGAACTTAATGTAGTCACCTACAAGAGTATGTCCTAATTTGTAACGACCATTAAGGTCTTCAATAGAGTTCTCTAACTCGTTTGTTGCGATAGAATGCTCTGTAGCTTGCACATAAGTGTTAGATGCAAAGAATTCTGATATATTAGATAGTAGTCCCATTGTATTAATTTACAATTTATAGGTCAGTAAACCTCACGGTAGAGCCATAAATACCTGTACCCGTTTGAGTAACTGTATAATCTTGCACCTCTGTAAGATACTTGTAGCTGTCACCGCTATTAGTAATCGTAAGCTCGTACTCACCACCTTCAATATCGTTAGATAAAAGGTCTATGTTAATCTGAATGAAGTCCTTACAGGAGTCAAGGTTGTTAAGGTCAGTAAGGTTGGTAATCGTTAGACTACCAGTACCTACCACCTTATCCAATGTAACGTCAAAGCTGTTTACCGTGAAGGATGAGAGCTTGACGAAAGATAGAGTATTTACTACTCCTGTCTTCAGTCTTTTCATTAATGATTAATTATAGTTCAGCAGGTGTGTTCTCTGCAATAAAGGTGCGTACTTCTGCGTTGGTGTATACGGTGTAGTTAGGTGCTGACTGGCCATCGCCTAAAGCGATAAGGGCAGACACTTCGCTGTCTAACCAAGATGCTTCCATCTCGTATACTACAACATCAGCTACGCTAACGGGGCTACCGAATAGTCCGCTGTTGCGCTCACCAAATTGCTCCCAAGTAGGGTGGTGGTTTGTCGTAGACTCTACCTCACCTTCTTCGCTGTAGGTGTTTTCTACCCAATCGTAGCGAGTGATAGCAGCAGGTAGTTCGTTGTTGATGTCTGAAGCAGGTACGCTAATGTAAATGTTTCCTTTCATTTTATTTATTTGTAAGTGTTCTTTCCAGAGTTATAGTTTTGTAGAACTTCAGCGGCGGTCAATGCGCGGTTATAGATGCGCGGTTGGGCGATTGAATTGTCGTATTGTGTAGACACTGCGCCGCCATATCTGCCTATTTGTATATCAAAAGCAGAAACGGAAATATTTCCAGTTCTTGAAATGCTCGCGCTTTCACTCCCGTTAATGTATATTTTTTGATTTGTATTGTCATAAGTACCTACAACGTGATACCAATTGTTAGCGGCTAAAGCGGTTCCAGTTTCTACAAAAGATGCCGCACCATAATGAATGTAGAACCTTATATCATCAGCATCATAGGCTTGCAGTAAATAAGTGTTTCCGCCGCCCCAACGTCCTATGATTCCATCATCGCTTGCGGTTCCATCCCAATACACCCACGCTTCAAGAGTTAGCCCCGTAGTAACATCCAAACTCGCATTATCGTGAACCTCTGCCCAGCTATTGCCGTCAAGATTTAGCGCGCCTTGTTTCCGCACGTTTTCAAATAGATTCACGCCCGTGATATCGCGGCCCGTTGTTAAGCCAGCGGGTAAAAGTACGGGGGTTGTTTGGGCTGTTGCGCCCGTGCGGACGTAAGGGCCAGCGGTTGCGCTTTGCTCTAAACTTGCGCCCCAAAAATAAATACCCTTTGCAATATTGCCGTCATAACCCGCAAGTGCATCGTTTGTATTATCACTTATTCCAAGGTTGTAAACTTTAGAAGTACCTAATGAAGAGTTTAAAGTTGCGGAAAATTTAAACCATCCATTTCCATAATCTTTAGTTGTGTAACTATCCCAAGCACTAAAACCGCTGCCACTTGCATTTCCAATATACGCGCCCGTGTTTATGTTGAACTTTGCCGCACGGCCACTACCGCTTCCGTCATTAGTGTACAAATAAATAGCATCACGGCCAAGGCCGCCTTTTACAAAACAAGACAATGTAATAGGTACGCCACTTGCAAAGGTATCGTTACTTATAAAAGCATCACGAAACCCGTTTGATGATGTTTCCAATGCTCTTCCCGATGTTACTCGGCCGTCGGGTGCGGTTATAATGTTATTGGCAATTGTCACTCTTGCTGACGACCAAGGACTAACGCCAAATTGTTCGGACTTCTCAAATAGGTTCGTCCCCTTATTCCAAGAAATAACCGCCGTTTGACTGACGGGTGCGCCGATTCCGTGCGTATACGTTGCGCCGCTGATTGTTCCGTGGTTTGCGCTTACGTTAGGCGAAACATATACGTCAGTTATTACCGCATCAATAGAGTGGGACGCGTTGCCCGTTCCTAATTGCAAATAAGCGATGCCGTCCGCAGTCATTGTAAAGGTGTGTTCAAACTCACCGCTTGCGCTTACGTTTTGAGTATCACTTTTTGAGGTACCCGCTCCCGTTACTACGTTGCTAAATAACACACGCAAATCGTTTCCGCTATTCTTTTGGTATGTGAACTTGACCTTTACTTTTTGGCCGTTGGTGTAGTAATGACCATTAGAAACACAACCGCCAAAGCCGTTTGTTTTTATTGCCGTGGTGATGTCGTCGCCACTTGAGGCAAAAGAATCAAGCGGGTACGTTGTCCCGTTTGTGAATCCCGTTACAATATCCTCGGTAAATCCTACGGGGCTCCCATCGTACGCCGTCGTTCCTGCGCCTTCTTGCATTGGTAGCCATAACTTTAAAGCGGTGTTATCCACTCCAGTAGGTACGACCTTCTCGGGGTTTTTGTATAGGTCGGCCACTTGTGCGGCGGTTAGGGCGGTGTTGAATACCTTGAGGCCCGCCACTTGCTGATTATTAAAGTAAGCTCCCGTGTGTGTGTTTCCTATTTTAAAATCGTAAGAATTGTCGGTGTCGTAAATTGTAAGCGTTGAGGCCAATTCGTGCTTAACGGCGTTGATGTAGAAATAAGCGTTTTTGTCATCGCTTGAATCTCTTACCGCTACCAAATGAATCCATTGGTCTTCGTATTGAGTGAATGAATCTGCTGAAAATATTTCACTCGCGCTCGTTCCGTTAGCGTTTGAAAATAAAAGTTTTCCCGTTGAATGATTGTAAAAAATAGAATATCCAGCAGTTGCCGCCGCCGCATCCTTTTTGCTAAAAATGTTTTGTAAACTTGATTGGGCGGAATTAATTTTCACATAAAGAGAAACCGAAAAGTTGCCCGTTCCAAAATCTAAATCGGAAACATCCCCGCAATTTACATCATCATTCACCCCATCAAAAGAAAGGGCCTTCCCGCTGTATAGTTTAGCACGATTAAAACCCTTCGGAGAAGCATCATTACCCCTTGGGTTTATAGGTTTGTTTGTGTTACTAAATCCTATAGCCATTATTCTAATTCTTCAGTTGGTTCTGGAAAGTATTCTGGGTGCAACTCCTTACAAGTCTCTGTCCACTCACGAATAGCAGAACTGCTACCGAAAGTATGGATACCGATTGGCGCACACCATACCATAGCAGAGTCCCAAGATTCTACAGCCTCACCATCCCATAGCACATCTATGTGGTAGGTAGAAGATAGTACAGGTGCAGTGAGTTCGTTTCCTTCCTCATCGTATGTACCTTCGGTTTCTACCAAGTTACCGAGATGTACGATAGCGTGGCTATGCGTTGGGTTAGAATCCTCGTCTAATCCTAAAGCGTTAATCTTTGTAGTTGCTGCTCCTTTAGAGCCAAAAGAGTATTTTCTAAATGTTTTCATATTAGATTGTTGTTAGTGCTGCTAATTCTTCGTTTGATAGTCGTGTAGGGAACACCATTACATTAGTATATGAGCCTCCTGTATAATTGTCTACATTGTATTTACCTATTCGTAATAATGTAGGTGTAGGTGCAGTACCACTTGAGTCTGTTCCAATTTGTGTTCCGTTCCAATAAGCAACAAAATCATTGTCTTGATATGCAACAGCGATTTTAAAAGAATCACCTACACTAATTGAACCCGCAGGGGCTTGTAAACGAGCCTGTAAATTACCGCCATCAAACCATTCACATAATAATACACCCGCAGTTGTTATAAATATGTAAAACAAATCTTGAGTATTTGCACCTGCCGTCAATACTATTACACCACTTGTATCAGAAGTAGACAAATTTCCTTCTATATAAAATGAGCCTTTAGAATCTGCAATAACATTGCTTACATCCGAAAGAGTACAATCATCTTTTACACGACTCACACTACTCCCATAGGTAGGGATGTAGGATGTTGCGTAGGATGCTGAAGCCTCACATTGTGCGCCATAGAAATATCCATAAGAGTTTATAGGCGAACCTATAACACCATCACCACTTGATATGTTTATACGAACACCGCTTGTTGTATTACCACCGCTCCAAGAAAAAGAACATCTGTACCAACCATTGCCGTAGTCCTCAATAGTCGCATCTACTTTTGTATATCCGCTACCAAAGTTTGTTGTTGTTCCAACAGCACCTGTCGCAAGATTAAACCATTGTCTGCGACCATTCGCTGAAATATCCCAAACTAATGCGTGGCAGTAATCTAAATCTCCTTTCTTCGCAAAGAATGTAAATGTCCCACTTGTAGAACCTAATGTAACATTGTCTTGAGCATAGCTTTCGGATGCATCAATAGATAGCATTTTAGATGCGTTGTAAAGTCCTTCTGGACTTAATGTCTCGCTTGTGTTGGTTACAAAACCACATCTTGTTCTTGACCAATCACTACCACCATAATACTCTGACTGCGTTACCAAGTTCGTTCTCTGCGGCTCTAACAGGAGCGCAGGACACGAACTATCCGTATAATCTAATCTTGGTACATTATCAGTAATACCTCCCTCTACGGCAGTAGTAGTCGTTTCTATGTAGTCTCTTGCTACAAGTCCCTGCTCAAGTTGGGCATCTTGGATGTAGATGTTTTCATTTGTTGGAGATAAATTACCATCGGCTAACGCAATATACATTATTGCATATTGTAATGTAGGTCCACTTGTAGTAGCAGAACATCTGTACCAACCTCCACCTACATCTTCAATGTCTGCTGCAATACAACCTCTATTTATACCAATAGTACCATTAGCTAAATCAAAGTATTGTTGGTCATTAAAACCACTTCCTGTCAGTCTTAACATAATCCAATCAGCAGTTCCTGCTTTAGCATAAACGGATAATGTTACAACACCATTTGAAGAATTTGTTTGCTCAATACGAGCAAAATTCGCTGTCGCTGATAATAACCAAGCATCACTTGAACCATCATAACCATTTTGACCGCCTGTCATAGTTGCAACAGGCGCAGACCAAGAAGAACTGAAATTACTCTGCAACAAGAGGTTTTGAGTCTCCTTCTCTATATTACCATCTTCATTAACTCTCGTAGCAGCACTTGAACGAGTGAAAGTAAAATCACCATCACCACTAACAGGCTTCTGCGAGTAGACCTTTCCTGTTTTAGTTCCGCTTGGTATAAGTACCAAACTTGATTTGTCGTATATATTACTCATATCTTATGCCGTTAATGCTGCAAGTTCAGCGTTTGTTAATCGTGTCTGGAATATCACGGATTGTTTTACATCGGCACTATGTTCAAAAGAAGGTCTTGAAAATCCTACTTGAGATAACGCAGGTATGCTCACGCTTGTATCACTTCCTTCATTAACTCCATTCACATACATTACCACATCGTTTTCTGCATAAGCAACCGCTACCTTGTAGCGAGTTCCTGCAACCATTTGTAAAGCGTTTATAGTGCCTTGTGAAGTGCTATTAAATACACGAGCATAAAGGCTCTTATTGTATCCTCCAATAGTAATGTAATTGCTTCCAATAGCACCTAAAATCATTATACTATAATCTACACTTGTAGGGTTTCCATTAAACACAAAATCAACAAGCATAGTTCCTTGATTCTGCCCTATCAAATTACTTACCGAAGTAGCAAGACACGAATCAAAAGACCTCGTTACACTTGAACCATATGTTGGTATATATGAGGTAGGGTAAGAGGCTACTTCAAGCTGTCTTCCGTATAGATATATACCACTTACATCATCTCCAATATATTCATCTGCACCATAAGTTGTAAGTGTTGCATTAACATCATTTGTTAATGAAATGAGGTGATAAAAACCATAACCGCCATATGGCGTAAAGGTAATAGAACATCTGTACCATCCATTTCCATAATCTTTTATATCAGTAGTACATACTAATTGCGCTCCTGCTTGTTGCGGTGTTTTAGCAACGCCATTCTGCAGGTCAAAAACACAACCTGTCCAATTTGTTGGCGAACCTGCAACATTTAGAATCAAATGGTTTCCGTTGTATTTAGCAAAGGTGCTAAAGGTTCTTGTGTTTGTGTTTGGAATACTAATTAACGGAGAAATAGTAACCTCGTGAGAACCATTTACAGAAGTAGCAACAACCGATGCCGCATTATTTACACCCTCTGGAGAAACAACTGAATTTTGAGTTATGTTTACACGAGTAGCAGCAGGATAATACTCACTATATGGAATAACATTCGTCCTACTCGGTTCTAATAAAAGAGAAGGACACGAACCCGAATAGTCAAGGCGAGGCATATCCTCCAAGATACCTGCTTGTGCAGTAGATGCTCCTGTTTCAATGTAGTCAGTTGCTACCAAGCCTTGCTCTAATTGAGCGTCTTGGAGGTAGATAGAGCCGCTTGTCGCTCCTGTTGTATTGGTTTCGGCAGGATATATGCGAACTTGAGAAATAGTTACATTGCTTGTGATTGACAATTTATACCATCCATTTCCTGCCGATTCAATTTTACTATCTATAGCACCACCTATTGCGCCTTTTTCACCCGTTGATAGATTAAAGAAAGCATAAGGATTACTACCGCCAATGTGTTGTATTAAAGCCCAATCCGAATCATTGGCTTTTGCATATACGCTTAATGTGTTTACTCCGCTTGATGAAACCGATTGCTCCATTCTACCATTAGCAGAAACTTTTGTGATTAACCAAGCATCATTGGTACCATCGTAACCTGCTTGACCATTAACATCAGTTGTTCCTGCATTTATCCAAGGCGAAGTATCAAACTGATTTGATTGCAGCAAGAGATTCTCTCTACCCTTCTCAATAAGACCATTAACATCTACCCTCGTAGCAGCAAGATTTGAACCCCTACTAAAAGTAAAGTTACTGCTTGTACTTGGAGTAGTCCCGTCAACACCATCGTTGTTGTCCGTAGCATCGGGATGTACTATAATATTCTCGTCAGCTAATGGCTTAACCGTATGCAGTTCCCCGTCCTTATACAAGGAAGGAACCATAATTAAACTCGCTAAATCTTTTAAGCTACTCATAATAATGCGTTAAGTTCTGTTTCTACACAATTCAATGCTTCTACTGTACCACCATCACCGCTTACTCTTGCATCGTATCTACCCGAGTATAGTCGTGCATCTGTAATGTCTGGGAATGCGTTTAACGCAGTCTGTAGGCAAGCCTTTCCTTCAAAGGTAACGCTGTTTAGTTTAGCATACTCCTCAAGGTTTGTAGTTGAGGTATTGCTCGCATCAAATAGTTCTGACTCTTCTAATTTATACCAAGCCTGTAGTCCGCTTTTTTCTGTAGTAGCTAAAGCATTGTAGCCTTTCCACATCACGGAATTAATCTCATCGCTTGAAAGTGCGCGGTTCCAAATCGCGACGTTGGCGAGGCTCCCATCATAGTAACCATAAAATGCTGAAGAGTCTTTTCGCGCGCCAATGTTTATTTTTTCAACAGAAAATTCAAGAGGAGTAGAGTAATTTGTAACGGGGACACTTGAGCCGTTTAGATAAATAGAATAAACGGCATTAGATTGAGTGATTGCAACGTGATTCCATCCCGCTGGTATAGCGTTTGAATCAGTTGTCAGCCATCCAATTCTCCAAGGAGATGGCGTTTGCGCCCCTAAAGATATTACTTCGTTAGAAAAGCTACCTGTCCAACCACCTAAAGCAACTGAAAATTCGCCTACACCAGCTTTAAAATCTAACGGATAAATTCCAGTTGTGCTTGAATTAGTATTAACATCGCGATACATCCAAAACGCAACACTTCCAAATGTTTCGTTTATTGACTTATTCACATCAATATAATCACTCGTGCCATTGAAAGCAGCAGTACCACTTACAGGAAAAGTTAATTTCGGAGGTGTTAAGAATCTATTCGCCATAACAAGTCCATCCTTTACATAGGTTAGTAATGTATTGCCCTTTGAAAGGACGGTATTTAGTAGTCCTAACATAGTTCATTACAGTGCTTTATAAGCCAATACCTTGCCCGATACACAAGATACGCTATCAAATTTACCGTAGATGATTGTACCTTCACCAATACCAAGGTTTGTTAACGCATCACCTACTTGGGTAGTAGTCGTAACGACAGCTCCCTCAATCGCTTGGATAGCTCTAAAGCTCTCACCTGCAACAGAGGCTTCTCCAACCTCTAATAAACGGAAGCCATAGTCACCCGTAGCTGACTGGTAGAAGTTTCCTTCTTTAACAATAGTTTCGTAAGCCATAATATATTATATAATTTTAATCGTGTAGTTGTAGGAAGAATACTAATCCGTCTCCCTCTATAGAATTTACAACCGAACCGCTGTAACCACCTCTAACATAAAGGTAGTTCTTCTCTGTAGAAGGAGTCGTTACCGCATCCTTCATATATCCCGTTCCGCCGCTAATTAAGTAACCCATTAATCAAAAATGGTTTGGTCGCTAAACACCGCTTTATCATTGATTGCTAAAGAAGCAATACCACTTTCAGTATTTAGTGTTATATCAACAAAAGATTTATCCGATACTCCTGTACCGCTATTAGCGTTATAGTTCATCGTTAAGCCATCCATCCATCCACTGATAGTCACAGTGTCGTTGTTATGTAAAAGAACGCAGCAGATGTCCTCTCTGCGGCTCATAAGGTCTATTTGATTTACCTTGTTATCTACAGCAGGAGTCTGAATAGTAATATCAGTAGCAACAACACCTAATCCATTAGATGTGTTCTTGTTTTCTGTGAATGTTGTAGTACCGTCCTTTGTATTGTGTTCAAAGGTTACGGTGTTTAATGTGTCTACTTGAGTTACTTGAGTCTCATCCGTTGGGCTGAAAGTAATCGTCAAGTCTTTTTGTAATAATAGGACAGCCTTCTTGATACCACCTGTAACTCGTTTGTTACAATTGATATCAATATCGCTTAATAAGATGCTACAATTGAAAGCCATATATTTTTAAATAAAAAGGGGCGAGGTTTTCGCCTCACCCCCTTGTGTTAATTTACAAGATTGCTATTAAGCAGTTGCAGTATCAAACAAAGATTCAGTGATGCTGTAAGATAATCCAGCTTCCTCACCAGTCAAGGTTACTTGGAAACGGTTCTTTTCAGCACGACCAGTTCCAGAGTTACCATCAATAGTAGAAACATATAGACCGAAATCTAAACCACAAACGTGGTGAGTTCCAGCAGCAGTCTTAACGAAAGCTACTAATTCTGGTGCGCCATTAGACATTTGGTCTAAAGCAGTGATACGAGCAGCATCCATCTTTGGAAATTCTGCCGAGATAGTTGGAACAGTAGAGAAAGTTCCATCAGCGTTAGCGGTTTTAACTTCAGAGAATACAGAGAATCCATCTTTCAAGTTGAAAGAGAATTGAACTACATCAGAAGCAGCACCAGTTGCAGCAGATACCACACGAGTAGGAGCGTCAGAAGTAAGGACAGCGATTGCAGCAGCACGTGAAGAAACGTGAAGCTCTACAATACCACCAATACCTAAATCATCACATCCGTAAGTGATATCAGCAAGAGTTACAGTACAAGCCATTTTTTATAGGGTATTAAAGGAAGGGCGCAAGGCCCTTCCGTTATTATTATTATGCGAAGTTCTTAGCGTAGACAATCTCGTCACCTTTAAGGTAAGAGAAACCTAACTTGAACTGTCCCCAAATTTTATCAGAAGATAATTCAGCTTCGTACTTCATATCAATTGCGCGAACGTCATTGTACTCATCAGTCAACATTACGATGTTCTGAGCAGCAGCAATCATAAATTCGTTAGCAGGCATAGATGGGAAGTGAATAACCTCCATACCGTAGTAGTTCGGTACACCACCTTCTACAACACCTTGTGGAGTAGTAGTGTAAAGACCAGCGATAGCAATTTGGTAGTGTTGCATAGCAGCAGTTCCCAAGAAGATAGCAGGTTTGAAATCACGGTCAGCATCTCCGTAAACAGCAGCCAACATAACGTCACTCATTGTTTCGTAAGCACCTTCCAATTTGTCAAGGATGTTAGCAGAAGTTAAAGCACCGTTAGTGTCGTAGTCTAACACAGCAGCATCAGCAGCCATTTCAGTAGTCAACGCAGTACCTGCAACAGTCAAAGCTTTTTCAGCAGACAATTTAGCGAAGTAGTCAAATACCCAATCTTTAAAGTCAGCATCCATAGTTTCTGGATTGTTCTGACCTTTCTTTAAAAGAAGACCACG